GCTTCGATCTCACTTGAGACCTACTCCCTTGCGGGATAGTCGTTGCACCTTCCGCTGTAAAGCGGCTCGGCTCAGGATTGACCCATTGGGTGTTTCCCTGAATTCTCTCGATGCTCATTCAACCATTCCTGATTGAAGCTGCTATTTTGCTAACAGACCTGCTCTCGGGGCCGCATTGGCCAGGTTAAAGCAAGTGTTGTACGCGAACATGTGCGAGGTCAAGTAACTCGCGGTACCTGTTACCGAGCTGATGTCGGGCACAGGAGCCACGACGTTCCCTCCACCGAAGTCATACAGCTCCAGAGGAGAAAGCTCACCGATGTACCAGTTGTCAAGAACCAACAGGTCCATACGGTTGTTGATCGCGGTCCACGACTTGTGGTACTTGCGGCCACCGAAGGTGTCCGAGAAGTACTTACGAGCCATGTCCATCGTCTTGTCGCCCTTGACTTCCTGTGCGTTCACGATCTGAACGTTGTACATCAAGTTCGACTGAGCAAATGCCTGCTCGGGCGGGCCGTACCAGATGCCGCTCTTGATAGAGTCTGCATCGGGACCCAATGCACGGCCAAGCAGAACCTCTGCACGCTGTGCAATACCTGGGGTAATCGCAGCGCCGTTGAGGTTAATCGTCGGTGTGCTCAGACGCCCAGGGTAAGACGCGCGGTTCAAGCCCGCGATGGTACCGGAGTTCGAGTTCACGTCCCAAGCCTTGATGCCGAGGACTGATGCGCCCGTTCCGTATGTCGCGCCGTTCACAACCACGTAGTCGGTGACAACCACGTCAGTTGGAAGAGCGGTGCTGAAGTACAGGGTGTTAGCGGTGCCATCGACGTACGAGATCGTTGCCGAAGACGTAGTGCCGGTGCGCTTCACGCCAGCTGTGCTATAAAACGACACAACTTGCTGATCACTGAACGCCACTGCGACGTTCATGCCAACAATGCTGGCCGTCTGTGCACCAGTACCTGTACCGAAGGATGCTGTGCTGGGGATCTGGTCAATCATTCCCGACCCGTCGCTATTAATTAATCCTTCAATTCCTTGCATAGCTGCATCCAAGGAATTTTTCATCTCTTGTGCTTTACAATTTTTGTTACCGTATTAAATACGGGTACGACATTTCTGCCGCACTCTGCATATCACTATGCAGTTCGGACTATATCATCACCCTCTATTTTAGGGGTCTCGCGTGTAGTCTCTACGGGTCTAGTAGAAGCGCCAGAGTAGACACCATTAAGGGACATCATTTTCTTCCTTAATTCATCTCTCTTTACATTCACTTCTGGGTTCAGAGCTGTGCCTATACGTTCTGCTTGGTACGTTTTGCAGAATTCTAAGACTACCAGCGCCTGTTCCTTTTTAACAATGAGGTAGGGCAGAATGCCTAACGTAAACTTTTCGATGTCCTCATGGCTCGTCCTGAACCACGAGTACCTAGTCTTGTATTTGGGATTTCTGTTCTCGTTGCTGCCTGTGAGAACTTTACCCCCGAAAGTCTTGGCTATCCAATCCATAACACCTTTGTGGGTGTTGGTGACTGAGATCATGCATTTGTAGGTTACGTACTTCTGCTTACTTCCGTCCCGTTTCCTTTGAATAGAGAAGGTTTTGACGATAGAGAAGGAACCTTCCCCATCCATGAAACCTGCTAAATACGAAAACTTCGACTGTTTTGTCATTACTATCTTCCCTCGGGATTGTCTGATTTACTGATTTTAGTATACCACAGTTTCCCCGATATAGCGAATTTTTGTTGCTTCTACTTGCCTGCAACAGCCGCTAAAGCTTTATACTCAACGGCAAAAAGACCCTTCTGTTTGCTGTCTGTGGAAGCCTGAGCTAACCACGAGATTTCGCACACGTTGAACAGATAAACGGGTGCCAGCGCGAACGATGCCCACTGCGAGCCAGTGCCACGGCCCATAGCGTCTGCGTTACCAGTTCCTTGCGAGATTGCCGCGCCAGACTGCACACGGAAAGGTACACGGAAGGATGCACGGACGGTGCCGCCAGCGTTTGACTGGTTGGACACGGGGATATTTGTTGCTTCGGCCTTGAAAAGGCTATAGGCGGTTGTGCCATGGAAAACAAGATCCTTTATTCTGTTACCTGCAAAATAGAATTTCTCTTTTTCTCCCAGTAAGCAATTTTTGCTATGCTTAACTTTTGTCTGTGTTCATCAGAGAATTCTCTACCAAGATGTGCTTCTCTCATCTTTTGCTTTGTTTCTTCAGAATGTTTTCTTCCTAAAGACCTAAAGTTGTTTTTAAGAGATTCACTTATTTTCTTCTTGGCTTCTTCAGTATGCTTAAACTTTGATCCTGCATGACCTATTAAACCTGCGCTTATTTTAGCCCTTGCCTCAGCGCTCATCTTTCTGCCATGCATGACTCCTGTCCCTCCCAAACTGATATTGTATCCATCTGGTCGGACAGTGCTTAAAGTGTTGATGTAGAACCTCTCAACAGCGTCCAAGGAAGTTTTGTCCACACAGACATTCAATACTTCTGTTGTGAAGTTTTCCTTCCCGTACTTTTCTATAGCAAGATGAAGGTAGCTATTGTACTTCCTTCTTCGTTTCCCTACAGAATCGTATATGTGTTCCGTCCACCTCTGAGCCAAAGTCTTGGTGGTTTGTCCCACATACGCCATACCGTTTATAGTATTAGTGATTTTGTACACTATACCTTGCATATTTCCTCCGTGTAAAGGTCGAGAAGGGAGAGGTACACGCCTCTCCCAACTCTGACTCTGGATTCGAGGTCCAGAGATGCTTAGAAATTTTGTGGTGCAGTCATTTCTGCTGCACTCTCATGGTTGTTGTTCCCATGAGAACGGACTATCGCATAGCCTTTCGGCTCCCTCTCGCTTAGTCTCTCAGGCTGCTTTCGCTTGCCCCTTGTTGCCGTTTCAGGTTTCAAGTCAATCAGAGTGGGTTTTTAATCCCCAATTTTGTTTAGGGATTTCCTTAGCAAACTTTTTCAATAAGGAATTGTAGACGCCTTTGCTATTGGGTAGCGTCTAGTTCGACTGCTTCAACAGCCATGTTGTTACGTATTACGTACGGGTTAGTCATTTCTGCTAACCTCTCACAGTTGTGTTCCTGTGAGTTCGGACTATTGCATCTTCCCGTAGGAGTTCAACCGCTTAGTCTCTCAGCGTCCTTTGCAGGTTCGCCCTCGTTGGCATTTCAGCGTTCGAGTCAATCAGGTTGAATTTAATGAGGCCCACTGTTGTTAAGCCTCTAATAGTGCCATATAAAATTATTTCCTTTGATACATAGTCACCTACGAAAAATTCTGAGGTTTCCGTAGTGCCGTGCTGAGCCATCAAATTGTGCATCAAGCACTTTCTGCTCCAGTTTATCGTCTTGTAGGGACCAATCAGAAAGTACACGATGTTTAGTTCAGTTCTAAACTCTTTGTGCCGCGCGCCTTGTTTCAGACCAAGGTTTTCCCTTAAGCCCTGCGCTAATAGCGGCCCTTGCTTCCTTCCCATGTCTATAGTTCTTTCTTTTCTCTAGACATTTCGGAGTGTTATACGATTCTTCCTTGCGCACCCGTTTACTCAAGGCTACGCTAATCTTTTCACAAAACTCTTTTGAATACTTTTTACCCAAGGCATTTGTGTTGCCTTTTCCAGCCTCACTGAGTCTTTTTCTCGTCTCTTCGGTGGGCACATTTCCTTTGCCGTTCTGCCACCCAGAAACTCCTCCACCGCCGTCTGCTAAATTGTACCCATTGGGAGCCTTAGTATTGAGCAGGGAAATATAGAAGGTTTCTACAAAATCCAGTTCTTCTTGGGATTCACACTCGTGAATCAACTCTACAACGAATGCTTCAATTGGGTACTTCCTAAGAGCCCGAGACATATAGGATTGACTTTTTCCTTGCCGAGCATGAGACATATGCTCTATCCAGCGTTCTCTAAGGGATTGCACGGTTTGTCCTACGTATTCCATACCTGTTTCGACATTGGTAATTCTGTAAATTATTCCAAACATTGATTCCTCCACGAAAAGGTCGAGCAGGGAGGTGTTCGTGCACCTCCCAACTCTAGTACAGGGTTATAAGTCCTGTATTTTCAATCACTTACGCCAGGTTATCCATTTCCCAGAGCCCTTGAGGAACCCTCGGCCAGCGATCATCTCAATGACCGCATCGGGTTTGCCTTGCTTGTTGACGTGATCCATATCGAGCTGATCACGACCGGGCTTCTGTGCAACGTAAACCGGCTTGTTCTCGGCTACTGCCTTCGCATCCACTTTGGCTGCTGCAGTTGCCTTCACTTCTTTGGCTGCTACACGGCCCGCTGCTGCTCCACCCTTGGCGTACCCGGGGTACATCTTCTGAACAACCCCACGTACGAGTTCTTCCGAAATAGATGCTACCTTCGCCTTGTGGTACTCCTCGATCTTGGCTCGGTCAGGAGTCTTTGCGCCCCACATAGCTTTCATCTGCGCCTGATAAGCGCTGTCGGCCTTGAGGGTTTCGTACAGAGTAGCCTTGATGGTGTTGCCCAGAGGCATCAGGTTTTCACGCCCGAAGCCTTTGAAGAACGGCATCTTCAAGTAAGAGCCTAGTGATGCACCGAGGGTCTTGTTGTTGACACTCTCGCAACTCTTGGCAACGCTGTTCTTGAATTCTGTCGTCTGGTTGGTCTTGAATTCTTCTTGCTGTTTAAGGAAAGCTGCTCGTTCCTCATCGAGCTGCTTGCGCTCGGGGGATACGACGTTCTCCTTAGCCTTCTTGTTCTCGGCTGAAAGTTTGTCATACCAGCCCTTGATGTCTAATGCAGCTTCTTTAGCCGCAGCAACTGCCTTGGCTGGGTCTGGATCATTCAACGACTTCACTAGGTAATCCAGTGCTCCCGGCAGATTAGCTGAGTCCAGACCTGCCACGAAATGTGGAGCAAAAGCCGCCTTATATCCGGCTTCATCGTTGGCCTTCACTGCATCCAAGAAGGCAGGGGCTAATTTTCCCCATGCATCATTCTTGCCTTGTGCCTTCAGGTCTGCTTCGATATCCTTGATCAACTGAGGATCACCAGCGTACAACTTGCCGTCACTGGCTTCCGCATTGGCCTTCACATTTGAAAGCGATTCTAGCCCTTCATGACCTCCAACGAGGTCTGAGAACTCTTTCAATTGCTTTATCTCATTGATCCCACCGGGAACAAGCTGTTTTGCAGCCTCCCATCTCTCATAGCTTCCATGAAGTTGAGCGGCCATTTTTGCCGCTTCTGGAGAAGACTTCTTGAAGGCAGACAATGCTTTTCGTACGTCTTGCGGAGTCTTTTCTCCAAACTCTTTACCATCGTCTTCTGGTTTAGCCTCTGGTTCTTTTTGGCTCCCGTCAGAATTGTATTGAGTCTTTACTTCTTTTTTGGGTACATCAACTGCTGACGTTGCATCTGCTGGTACGTCGGTTGTCGGAGTTTCTGCCACTGCTGGGGTTTCTACTTCGGCCACCGAAGCGTCTGCTGTGGTGGCTGCTGCTGGTATATCTACACCTACAAAATCCAGTACTCCCATTTCATCTGCCATGAGTCCTTACCTTCCTTGAGTCTATAGTCTGTGTATTTCTTGCTTTTGTGCCGATTGCACTCTCCGCATAAAGGCTGGATATTGTGCAAAAAACTTGAACCTCCGTGGCACACGGGCACTACGTGGTCCGCCTCTAGAGGTTTTACTTCTCCGCAGCAAAGACATCTGAATCCACATGCAAAACAAAGAGTAAACCATTCTGCAGAAGTATATGAACCTCCCGCCTGAGTCTTCTGTGCTCTTCTCTTTGCCTGCAGTGCTCTGTCTTTTTCTGGAAAATTCTTCTTGTACTTAGAGTTCTTCTCTTTTATCTTTTCTGGGTGGTCTGAGTTCCACTTCTTTGCTCTTGCTTTTACTTCGTCTTTGTTTGCTTCGTAGTACTTTGACTGAGATGCTCTAGTCACCTCTGGTCTTCGTTCTCTGTAATTCTTGTCCCCTTCTTTTTTACAAACCTTGCACTGTCTCCCTCCTAAGCTGGTTACTATTAGGTTTTCACCAGACAAAAGGTGCCCTTTCTTACAGTGGGTCTTGTCTTTGTTCTGCATTTTTGTACCTCCTCAAAAGGTCGCGCAGGAGTCTGTTTGAGGCAGACTCCGCGCTAGCCCAGACTGATCAAGGTCTGAGATTCTTTTTACGATCCAAATGTAGCTTCCTTACCTTTGCCGAAAAGCACTTCAGAAGTGTATTTACCTTCTGAGTCTACAAACACTCCCAATGCCCCGTGTTTCCACCACTGACGCATCTGCCGAGGCTGTAGCCGCAAGGTCTACGCCTGTGAAATCTAAAACTCCTGCTTCATCGGACATTTGTATCTCCTTGAGTCTTGAGTCGTTTCTCTGAGTCTTAACGCGGCGATAACCTGTTCTTCCAGTTTCATCGCTACGTGTACTGCGTCCTCTCGTACGTGGCCGCTCGTGTAAAGAGTCGCGGCTGCTTGGAGGAGTCTTGCTATTCTTGCGTCTGAGTCATTCATTACTAACTCCCTAACTACTCAGTTCTGCTTTCTTCTCTGAGCCAAAAAGAACCTCTGTGGTATATTTTCCTGAATCATCTACATAGACAGCCATAGTACCTCCCGGCTGCACTGATGTCTCTGAGGATTCTGGTCTTCCTACTTTGTCTCCAGCGATTAAAGATTCTAATGTTACAATGTTGGAATTGTGACTTATGAAAACCGTCAATTTATCTTTCTTCAATTCTTTGTCAAAGTATTCAAATGTGCGGTCTTCTAAATCCACTAAAGGCTCTCCATCAGGAATGGTCAACTTTGGATTGTCCACATAAAGTTCAAGAATTGGTCCGTAATCGTCTCTGTCTTTTCCCGAAAGAAATCCAAGATTCCAACTTATAAGAGCCCTATCTTGCTCTACATCTAACCCAAATTCTTCTGCAAATGCATCTGCTGTTTGCACTGCCCTGAGCATAGGAGAGGAGACTATACGTTCCGGGCTTATCCCTTCGTTCCTTAGATTTTCTGCAGCATCCTGAGCTTGTTGCTCTCCTTGTTCATCTAAGGGAGGGTCCATTCGCGCACGGAAGGAATTACTTTCATTCAAAATTGTACTTCCATGCCTTTGTACGAGACAAACCAATTTCTTACCTTTTTCTTGGGCCACGTTTTCCTCTCATCTTGGCTTTTGATTCCTCTGTATGTCTAAAACCCTCATGTGCTTTACTCATCTTTAGACGAGTCTCTTCAGAGGCTTTTGCCGGTGTAGTGTCCCAATTTCCTGTGGCTATTTCGTTGTCGCTTAATAATCTGCCATTTACAGGGTTTCTTGGTCTTGGGTTCTTCTTAAGATGCTCGGAATTCTTAGGGTTTGGTTTCCCCGTAAACGCATCTCTCATTTTTTGTATAGCTTTTTCTGAAAGTCTACGTCCAAATTGGCCTTCTCCACCGTCTGTTAAGTTGTGCCCATTTGGTGCTTTGGTACTCAGTAGTGCAATGTAGAACATCTCCACGAAATCCATCTCTTCTTTGGTTTCACATTCGTGAAGTATGACACGAGAAAAGTTTTCTGCACCATACTTTCTTATGGATTTGTAGATTAGAAACTTAATACCTAAATCTGCATTTTCTAGATGCTTTTCCCATCTCTTTTCTACAGTTTTTGTAGTTTGACCTACATACTGCTTTCCATTCACTTTATTGGTAATCAAATAAACTATCATCTTTACCTCCCGAAAGGTCGCGCAGGGGAAGTTTCGGGCTTCCCCATACGCTAGCCCAGACTGATCAAGGTCTGAGATTTCTTATCTCCGAAGCTGTCTCGGAGGTGCTTCTAATTGTTGCTTACCGTGATCCGCTAATGCAGCGGGTATAGCTTTTTTCTGTACTGCGGTGTTCAACTGCTCTGCGTTGTGCTGTTGGAAATCAGCTGGGCTCGCGTTTATTTGCATCTTTGCGAGAGCTTGTATAGCAACGGGTGTAGGCATCTTGCTTATGTCCAAACTGATGCTTTCAGAAGGCGGTTTATTTGGAGGAGCATTTGCAAGTGCTATCTTCTTTGCCATAGCTAAATGTTCACTCCAATGAAGATGCAGATTTTGAAATGCTGCACGCTGCTCGGGAGGTCCATACTTAAAACCCTGACCTTCACTGCTTGTTATCCAATCAAAACAAGCACCAGCTTCCACTGCGTGATTTTCGCTTTCATCCTGCGCAACAGGTAGAGTACTCACTTGTGGAGGCATAGCCTGCATCTGCTTCTGCAACTGCTGCACCATAGCCATGCTTTCTGGCGGTACAGGTTGCATCTGCTTTTGTGCAAGTTGCATCTGTTCTGCAGCTTTCATCAGTACTTGTTGTATCTGCAGCACAGCCGGGTTGGGCATTGGTCCTGACCTCAATAGCAACTCCATCTCCCCCTTCTGCTTGGTGATTGAATCCGCGCCGGGTACTTTGAACTTCTTCAAACGTATGCCGCTTTGCAATATGGGCAAGTTCGACGGAGAGAACAACCATTGTCTGATTGCCTCATTCTGCGTACTCGCGTCGATCATCTTGATCAACTTAGCTTCCTTCTGATTCCAAGACTCGGGGAATGCTGGGTTGGCCTCAGGGAAGCATAGAACCTTACCGGCGAGGTTGGAGGTGTTGACTGTAACCTTGCCTCTACCCGGTAGTGTCTGTGAAATTTTCTTTCCATCTCTACAGTCTGCCGCGCAACCTACTGCTTGGCGCGCGCACTCTGCAAACATGTCTTGAATGTTGTTCCATGGGCACCCTATACGTTGGAGTGCCTGATCCATCTGGATTACCGCGTTACCTACCGTATTCTCACCAGTCGCCGCCCCAAACAAACTTGGGAGTGCACCAGTGATCTCTTCTGAAAGAGTGGTGATGAACCATTTGATAAAATCGCCCAGAGCATTTTGCGGCTGCGGGGTAGGCTCGACCATGATGTATTGATCCATGGTAGTAAGCCCGGGCTGAGGTTGAAAGGGACCGATGCTGCCGGGAACATTATTCTGTTTTTGTATGGCGTCCATGTTGAATGCTTCGGCATTCATCCACTTCTTTGGCACCGTATTCTTGAAGAAACTGTCTTGGAGGTCAACCCAATCGTTGATCCTCTTTTGGATGGAGATCAGAGACGTTCCGAGAGCGCGCCGGTTCTGGCCTTTGCCTGAGAATGGGTGACCTATTGCTAGGTGAGCATCCATACTCTCGTTCTTCGAGTATGCGTAGTTCGCTCCTGCTTTAACGAGTAGGCACCCGTTGGGGAACGCTTCCAAAAATTCAGCACGAACCTGATCATTCACCTTTTCGTCCATGAACATTGACGGACGAAACCACGTATGCGATACGACCGTGTGTCTCTGTAAAGAGTCACCAGTCACGTAAGCGCCGAGGACGGCCTGCCTCGTGTTTTCACGAGCAATTCTGTCCAATTCTGTCTCTGTGTTGTTATCTGAACCCGGCTTGATCTTATCGGCAATCCACGGGTATTTCGCTTTAACAATCGCTACGTCAAGGTCTTCGTACAACTTCACAAACTGCATGTCCTTGATGAAGTCCACAGCAATTGGAACTTTGTGATCCAACTTTCCGTGGAGCGTAGTGACTTCCCTACCACGAGATTTCTTTATGGGCTCTGCTGGAGGAACGATGTATTCTTCGGTCTCTTCAGGGACCGCTCCCTCTTCGTCTTCGTCTCCCAAGGGCGATTCTGTCTGCTCACGAAACTCCTCCAGACCTTCTTGGCCTGTAGGTGTATCCTCGGGCGGATTCAGTATGTCCTCTGCTGTGACTGGGGCATTGTCGTCTTCGTCTCCACCTTCAAAACCGTAGAGCTGACCGTTCAATTCATAGCGAGTCCAAGCAAGTACTCGATCTTCGTTCCACATGATGCGTGCGCAATCTACGAGCAACGCATGAAGGTTGTTATTTCGTGCCCAAATCTCTTTGAAACTGTCTGCCTCTTCAGCAGCCACAATGTCTGGCCCGTAATCTGGGTTGGCCGGGAAGAATTCCACCTTCGGCACTTCTCTGGAGAGGGCGGATACGATGATGTCGCCCTTGGAACCGTACACGTTCGTGTCGTAGATGGTGTTGTTGTTTTGCTGCGACGTTGGGCCAAAGCCTGAAGCTTGCCCGGGAAGAATCCAACCGCCTTGTTTACCTCTCAACAAATGTTGATAACCGCGATCAAAGTGCAAACTTTCCCAAGTTTGTTCCACTTCAAACCTTCTAGCAGCTACATCTGTTTTTGTAGCAAGAATGTCAAGTTGCATCAACGCACCTTTTGCATCCTCACTTAAATCTGCGAATGGCTCGGACGAGAATTCGATCGGAGCCAAAGAACCGAGAGGGCTGTCCTCTGGGCGCTCGGGTTGCTCATACGGCATAGGTGCAGACGGAGCATTTGTAGTCTCGGTGTTTACGTCCTTGCTATATTCGTCTGCCATTTATTTTTTCCTCTTAAACTCGGTAGTCCACAATCTTATTTCCCTTGCTACTGTTGCACGGCTTGCAAAGTGGTTGAATATTCCACAACCAACTTGGTCCTCCCTAAGGTCGCGCCGGGAGTGTATATGGCACTCGACCGGCGCTGACTCAGGATTCGAGGTCCTGAGGTGTCTATCTTAGTTTTCTTAGCAAACGCTGCAATTCTGTAGGCTTGTCTTGTATGTCGCTGATTGCCGCATCTGTATGGAAGGCAATCAGTCCACAGGCAAGCACTTTCGACACTTTGGTCCTGTGGTTTCTCAGTTCATACAGGCCGACGAGGGCGATTAAGGCATGCCACGCGGACTTAAGAACTTTTTCTTCGGTGCTAAGTTTTTCCATAGCCACCTGCCAGTTTGTCCTTCACCCATTGGGGCAACGGATGACACTCATCGAGCACCGGGTAATGCGGGAAAATCAGACGCAGCAATTCGCGGCTGACTTCTGCTGACACCCAACCGTATGCATTGCGTTCAATCGTGACCGACATAAGCATGCCTCAGACTTCTCTGGGTCTACTTCTTTGCGTACGTGAATTGCTTCTTGGTATTTTTCTTCTCTGGCAGGTGTTTGAAATCTGTTGCAGCCGACCACTCTTTCAAATCCGCATTCTTCATGCTCGGATCGTCTTTGTGGGCGTACATAAAACGCTGCTGACTTTTACTTTGAAATGGCATAGTTACTCCTAAAACTTTGGGGCATATACAAATTTACGCAAGGGTAAATCTCTAACTTGCTGCGTCAACTGCTCTTGAGCAATGGCACGCGGGCGATATACTTGGTCCCGTATTGCATCTGCACCAGATTCAGAAGAGGTGTCTTTCTCTGCATAGTGTCCCAGTTCATGGCCGAGCACATCTCTTAACTCTGCTGGGTTTTTCAGCAATGCATCGTCCATCCAAGTCCTGCCCATAGGAACCACACTGAAGGCTGGACCAATATGAGTATGCCCAGTACTCCCGAACTTCTCAGCATCTGAGGCTCCCCCGCGCCCTACGTTCTGCCCAAGGAATTTTCCCGTACGCGTTATTGTGTCTGTCATGTCCTTGTACTTATCGTGTGGCATAAACGCCAGTGAGTTCGGGCGTGCTCCGGGGGCAATGTCCCCAATCGTATTCTGCACCATCTGTTCTTGCTCGGGCGTAACACCTCCCACATTTATGCGTGCAGGAGTTTCTTGTCCGGGTATGGTTTTTAGTTTCTCTTGAGCACTAAGTCCTATAGGCATAATTACTCCTTATGCCAAATCTGGCATTTCCCAATTTTCTTGCTCAGATTTTGCGCCCTGTTGATCGGGGTGATCCATCTTCTTAACGTCTCGGTTCTGATCTTCTCCCCCAGCCTCTAATGCAAGTTTACTGGCGCTATCGTGGGCTTCCCGAGCAGACCCGTGGGACATAGTGTGCTCAAAGCCGTCATCGTGACTTGAAGTGACCTTATGACCATTCTCAGAATGCGAGATACGTACGGTGTGCGCAGGGCCATGCTCTGCTACCACTTCGTGTGGAGCTTTTACCCCAGAAGCATCAGAAGCTTCGGCAGTGTTTATTTTTTCTGCTTTCTCTTCTCCGTGATGCACGGGCTCTGCGTGCTCGTTCTCATTGGTCTCTCCCGGTTGCGCTCCTGCCGCATAGCTATCATAGCGTTTCGCTACATACGAGTTCATAAACTTTTTACCCGGTGTTCTTTTTGATTCGTACATAAAGTTCTCCGTATTCTAGATTTTTCTTTAGCGCAAATCTTGCACTCTCCACTGGGATTAAGGCACCTCCCGAGCTAGCCCCGAGCCGCTAAGCTCGGAGATATTTTAAAAACTATGCGAGACGAGGCATCTGGAAGCCATCAGAGGCTTCTGCTGGCGCTGCAGATGCTTCTGCGGGTTGCTGATCGCCCCCAGATAATTGCGTAGCAGCATCGTGCGCTTCTTTGGCGCTCGCGTGATCAGACATATGCATATGGCCATCTGCATGGTGACTAACAACATGGTGCTTGCCACTTTTGTGGTCGTGATGAATTGTCACATCCGTTGCTGGCCCATGCTCCATCGCAACTTGCTTGGGGTCTTCCTGCATCGGCTTCTGTTCCTGCTCGGCAGGTTCCTGTTCCGTTGCTGGGGCTGGCTTGTTTTCTGCAGGGCTAGTTGCTCCCATCACGTCTTTTCCCATCTTAGCGTGCTCATCGTCCCTGCGCTTTGCAACGAACTTGCTGCCGAACGATTTCCCATCCTTCGATTGAAATGCCATTATAATCTCCTAGTTTACAGAATTTCTTCCAGCCGCTTTATAACGGCACTTTTTGTTTTTTCTACGTAATCTTTGCATTCCCCAGGCATACACGGAACCCAACCCGCGCGTTGGCTTAGGGATTCCTTAGATTCGTAGCTGCATGAAATCTTGTATCCGTTCTCAACGCGACATATGGATACGTGACACACTTCTTGCTTCTTTTCGTCTGCCATAATGCTCCTCAGGCAGACTGTGCTGCCTTTTCTTTCTCTGCTGCTTCTTCGGCTAATTCTTTCGCCATCTGAGCGTTGTGCGCGTCTTGCACTTGCTCCCACCGAGATTTTGTAGGCCCGATGTCTGTGAAACTAAAATTGGGCTTAGTGGGCTTCACGTACGCGGCCACCTCTGCTCCCATACGGGAGCTGTGCGGCATAATCGCCAACTCATATTTTGCAACTTTTGACATAAGCTGCTGCTTTTCTTCTCTAAGAGTTGCTACCAAAACGTCTCGGTCGTGCAGTTGTCTCTCCATGTCGTTACGAAGATTGAGAAGATCAAGTTCTAGCCTTTCTGTCAATCTCGATCCAAACAGTTCTCTTAAGAACTGGCGTATACGTGCTCCGAAAGTCTCCGTGTGTTCTAGCATCCTGAGCCTATCCTTTTCTTGCCCTTCCATCTCAGCCTGTTCGGGCCATACCGAAGGGCCATTCTCTTAGTGGCCGCTTCACTGATCTTCCTACACCATTCAGCATTTCTTGGGGGACGCTTTATTCCGCGTCTGCCCTTCTTTGCGTTCACTTCGTCTGAGTACTTTTTACCAGTGATTATTGCTCTCATCTTTTCTCTGGTTTCTTCCGAGCACTCTCTGCCTACGGTTCCTTCTCCTCCATCGGTCA